AGGCAGCGCGCGAGGCTATCGACGCGGGCGCGCTCCCGGGCTTCGGCGCTCCCGCGGCCTTCCGCGTCGGCCCGCTCCGCCAGATCGTCGGCCAGCCGCAGCCGCGCGCGGTTCTGCGTTTCGCTGTCCGGCCCGGCGATCTTGAGCCGGATTCCGGTCGCCCGCCCGGTCACCGGGTCCGCCAGGTCAAACCATGCGCCCCGGTCCTGATCGGCAGAGAAGGCGCGGATCTCGTCAAGCTGCATTGTCGGGGTTCCCGCTTGTCGGTGTCGTGGTGATGTTCGGGTTGATGAATTCTTCGCCACCCGGGCGCGGCGGAAGGCCAAGCCATCCCCGGCCCTCGTTCGGGTTGATCACGCGCGAGGCGGTCAGGCTGTTGATCACGGTCGAGCGGGTCGAAAGATCGGCCCGGGTCAGGTCGTCGCGGTCGAAGCGGACGGCATACTGCCCGCGCTCTTCGGCGCCGAACAGCGCGCGGCGCAGCGCGCCCTCGGTCGCCCGCAGCCACGGCTCAAGGGTGTAGCTCAGGAACTCCCGGCCCATCTGTTCCGTGTTCGACCATGTGGCGCGGTCATGGTCGTAAAGCATCGACGGCGGCACGCGGAACACGCGGGCGATTTCGAGGATTTGAAACTTGCGGTTTTCGAGAAACTGGCTGTCGGTCGAGGCGAGCGTGAACGGCTTGAAGTCTGCCCCATCGTAAAGGATCGCGGTCTGCCCGCCGCCATCCTCGCCTTCATGGGTCAACCGCCACGCGGCGCGCGCCTTCTTCACACTTTCCTCGCCCATGCCCTTCGGGAACAGCAGCGCCCCGGATGGCCGGGCGCCGCGCCCGAAGAGCCGCGCCGCGTGGTTGTTCAGCGCGATGGCGGTGCCGATGGCCTCGCAGGCCAGAGACAGCGGCGCGCGACCGAAGGGGCTGCGGAGGTGGATCACGTCCGACGCGGGCACGCTGCGCCCGTCGATCTTATAGGACGGTTCCCCGGTCGTCTGGTGGAACTGCACATCCATGACGCCCCGGCGGTAGCGGATGATTTCCGCAAGGCGGCCATCCGCCAGCCGGTTGACGTAGGCCATCCCCCCCCGGTCGTCGGACAGCGCGTCGATGACCAGATCGCGCAGGAAGCTGAAACCATCGGTCCAGTCGTTCGCATGATCGCGCAGCAGCGGGAGAACGGGGTGCCCCGCTTCCGGTGTCTCGGTGCCGTCTTCCTCGATGCGCACAACGCCCACGTCGAGCGTGGCGACGGCATCGGAGATTACCCGGATCGCGCCCGACACGGCGGGCACGCGCAGGGCTGTCTCAGGCGTGACCGGCGCCCCGGTGGCGGTGCTGGGGACAATGCCGAACAGCGCATAAAGATCGTCGCCCGGTTCGGCGAGTCCCTTGGTCTCGGGCTGGCCCGCGCCGATGTCGGCGAAAGCCTTGGCTTCGGGCTCACCCGCGCCCGGTCGGGCGGCGGCGGCATCGGTCGAGGGGTCAGGTTTGGATTTGAACGGCCACATGGCGCCAAGATCAGGCGCAAGCGGTCGGGTTCCTAGCTGGCCAGATCTTGCAGGTCATGGGTTTTCATTGGTTTTCATGACTGGCCAAAACGAAAAAACCCTATTTACCGCAAATGTAGCGCGAGCCTCCCCGCGCCGGTCCCCGATATGCCCCCAAAGTCGAAAGGCACCCCCCGGGGGTGGCCCTGCCGCCCGCCGCGCCACCGTCAGGCGCTCGATGCGCCGCCGCCCGTCGAGGTGCCGCGCAGCCATGCCTCAAGCTCATGTCGGAAAGCGAAGTAACTGCCCGATCCTTCGGGCCGGTAGATCGGCACACGCGGGTTGCGGGCCAGCCTGCGCGTCTTGTCGACCGAACAGCCGATAGCGCGCGCGATGGCTTCCAGCCCCCAGAGCTTTGCAGGCCCGGCGAAGAGGGCATCAAAGCTGGCGCCGTCGAGCTGCGGCCTTGCCTGCGTCTTGGTCGGTTGTGCCATGCTAGAACCCTATCGCTCTCAGCTGCTGGCTGGTGACAAGCTGCCTGCCCAGCATTTCAGCAATCATGGTGTTGTTCAGCGCGCTTGGGGGGATGAAGTCACCAGCGTGGACCTTGCTTGCCCACCACGCCGCCCGATCTTCCAGTGAAGCGCTGCCGCTTGCGCCCGGCGCTGCGCGCCTTCCCTGTTGCCAACGCTTGTCCTGCAGCCATCGGTCAGAGGCGCAGAGATACCGCTTCGCCTTGCCCCCATTCTCAGCCCGATAGCGCCGCGCTGCCGCCACGATCACCTCGGGGTTGGCGCCTGCGGCCACCGCATCGTCAAACAGCACCTCACAGGCGTTGCGGTCCCTGAGCTTCGGGAACACCTCGCAGAAGCGATCAAAGGGGCGCCGGTCGGCTTCGCGCGCGCACGCGGGTTTTCTTATAGGTTCTCTTACAAGGTTAGTGTCCAGATTCTGGACACGGCTTTTGGCGTTTTCTGGACACGGCTTTGCGGCTTTTCTGGACACGGAACCGAGTCCAGAATCTGGACACGGCTTTTCAGCGTGGAAGTCATCTTCGCAGGCCAGAAAGTAGCGGGTGGCCTGCTGCCGCCGCGTCTCAGTGTTCACCCGCCGCTCGCGCCGGATCAGTCCCTTCGCTTCAAGGATCTTGAGGTGCGTGTTGATCGAAGCTCTGGACATTTCGCAGTCAGCGGCAAGTCGCGCCTGCGCCGGGAAGCATCCCAGGTCCGGGTTGTGACGGTCGGCCAGATGCCAGAGAACCAGCTTTGTCGCCGGTTTCAATCCGCGTTGCTGGATGGCCCAGTTGGTCGCTGCGTGGCTCATGTGCTGCTCTTCGCCTTGCGCTATTCCGTGTCGGTCTGACCGCTGGGGGCTTTCACCACCCGGGGTCCGGGGTTGGCGCGCTGCGCGCCGTGCGGGTATTTGCGCGCCATGAAGTCGTACAGATCGCGCAGCTCGGCGCGCATCGCGTCGGACAAGAACCGGGGGCGATCAGTCTTCTGGGGCATCGTCTTCGTCCGGGATCAGGTCGAGGATCGGGCGCGGCAGGCGCATGGCGAGGCCGCGCGACACGCCCCAGAAAGCCAATGTGATGACCGGCCCATGAAGCGCCGGATCACCCGGGATCATCTCGCCCAGCTCACGAGTCCACCTCCTAGAAAAGCGGAACTCTCCCGTTGCGGGCATGTATAGAAGCCCCATACTCATGCCGCCCGCCGCCAGATCTTTTGAAAGCTGTTCGATCACTTCCGGGTGCGATGCAGGGCCATCCAGCCCTAGCGCCTTGGGCGCCGCCGCCATAGCTAATCGCAATGGCCCGAAGGCGCCCCCGGAGTCGGGCGGCGCGATAGCAACCTCATTCGCTCTCTCTGTCCAGACAGCGGAGTTGCGAAGCATCATCGCAAGAAGGTAATCGGTTGCCTCGTCGAGAAAGATGACGGAGGATCGCGGTCCGATACCAATATCGGCAAGCATCTGGCGCAGCCTCAGACGGCAGACCATCCGCAGATCATACTGCGCCCTGCCCTTGATCTTCGGATCAAGCCCTGCCCGCCGGTCATTGCGCTGATTCTCAATCGAACGCCCGGACGCGGCTTCGGCCTCCCCGGCGTTGTAGTGCAGGATCTTCACCTTCACTTCGCATCACTCCTTTGCGGTATATCCACCGGTTTTAGCACTTTGCGATTAAGGCGCAAGTATGCCGGTGGATTTACCGTTCTGGAAGCTCTTTCGCTGCGGTCCAAAAGTGTAGTGATACGGTCTCAGTCTTCCAGCTACAGCGCCACGTTTGCGCAACCCTAAGACGAACGCGGGCCGCGCTGGTGCGCGGCCCATAAAACCCGTTATCCGAACCAGAACCCCCTAGGGTTGAATGTGGTCACGCTCGATGCGCGGCGGCAGGCCTTCACAGCCGGAGGCCGCGCGCCAGATCGCGGCAAGCATCGCGTGCCCCGACTCCTGAATTTCATGCGCATGGTATTCACTGCCTTCCAGAGAACAGGGGCCGTCTTCCACCCACATGGCATGCGCCAGCGCGGCGATGCCTTCCATGCTGCAGGCGCCCTGTTCGATCATGGCCAGATGCAAGGATCTCACCCGGTCGCGCAGAGCGTCTGTTTCCGGCGTATCTACGGGGGCGTTGCGCCAAATCGTCTCGCCGCGCAGCCATTCGCGATAGATCGGCAGCACCGGATCTTCGGCCAGATCGGCAGCGGCAGGCCCTGCCGCAGCGGCGGCGGGCAGCGTGGCAAGCAGGGCGCGGCGGGACATGCGGGGGCCATTCCCGCAGGCGGGGTCTGTCTGTGTCATGGTCACTCTCGATGTTGGGAAGGTCGGGATCGGGCGCCGCGTGTGAAGTTAACAGCGCTATTTCTTGCCAGCTTCAAACCACCGGCGGGCAGTTAGTCGGTCAGGCTCTGCAGCGTGGCGTCGTCAAGCGCCCTTTGGACCGCGACGGCCTCACGGTCCGCCACATCCAGAAGGCCGCTCAAAAGCTCGCTGCTGATCATGTCCACGTCGATCAGCAGCCGCAGTGACCGCGTGACACTTTGCAGCCCAACCGCCCGGACATGCAGGGCGGCGAGATGTGCGGCCAGCGCGGGCGGCATCTTGGCAGAGGGCAAGCCGGTGGCGGCTGCCGAAACGCAAGCGTCGGGCATTGTCGGGACTCCGTAGTCAGGTTATTGATAGTAAATCTATCGCTTTTGAGGGCCCGATGTGTCAATAGAAAAAATATCAATACGGCAGATCAAGGCGGCGCGGGCGCTGCTGTCATGGTCGCAAGAGGACTTGGCGGAACGGTCGGGCGTGTCGGTCCCAACCATCGCACGGCTTGAAGCGACGGATGGCCCAATCGGAGGCCGCCGCTCAACAGCCGCAGCAATTCGCGCCGCGCTGGAACAGGCAGGCGTTGCCTTCCTAGATGATGACGGCCACGGCACAGGCGTTCGGGTGCGCGCTCAATGAGCTGGTCCATCACCAGAGCGGCGCGAGAGACAGGCCTATCGAAGTCCACGATCAGCCGGGCGATAAAATCGGGCAAGATCTCAGCATTACGGGGTGAAGATGGCGCCTATCACATCGAACCGGCAGAGCTGTTCCGCGCCTACCCCAAGAGGGTTGCGCAACCCCCGTCTGACGCGGCAGATGACGCGCCACGCAACCCACGTGAAGAACCATCTGCAACCCCCTCAAGAAACGAGGAAATTCTGCAAGTGAAAGTCGCCATGCTTGAGGAAATGCTTGACAGGGAACGGGAAACCGTTGCTGACCTCCGCAAACGGCTGGACACCACCACCGACCGCGTTCTTGCGCTGGCGCAACCCCAGCAACCCCCATCTGACGCGCCAAATGACGCGCCACGCAACACCCCGCAACCCCCGCATAAGCACTGGCTTTTCGGATTGTTCCGGCGCTAGAGCGTCACTTCATTCATCGCTCTTGCCAGTCGATGGCAGGTCAGGTTCCAGCCCCTCGAAGAACGGTTGAGAGACAGGCGGCAGTCCGGCGCCAGCGGGCAACTGGCCCTCGCCCACGCGGGGCAGGCGCCGCAGCTCCGCAGCCTGCAGGGTCGCGTCTGACTGGTCATCGGCATCCGCTATCACCTCGGCAGAGAAGCGGGACAGGCGCAGATTGTCGCGCTTGTCTGCCCACGCAACGCGGTCGTTCAAGATGTAGGCGCATTCCCGGCCCGCGCCGATCCTGACAACCTGCAGCCAATTTCCCGCCTCAAGATCGCTGATCGCGTTCCGGATCGTTCGATCCGTCAGGCCCAAGATCTTGGCCATGGTTTTCTGCGACACGACAACCGCATTCTGATTCCCGATGCTCGCAGAAAGCAGATGCAGAACAGCGGACGCAGAGGGCTTGCGCGCGGTCAGTTGGGCCCACGCTTCATGTGACGCCCGGTCGGTCTGCACAAAGGTTCCGCGCGGCTCGCGCCTGATGTCGGTTGGCGGGGTCATCCGCTTCATGGGCTGCGCCTCAGTTTCCGGGGGTGCGGAAACCTGCTTCCGCTTAAGGGAAACAGGTTTCCCGATCCGTGAAATGGACGCTACCAGCGCGCGCCTGTCGTGTGAAGCCGATTTCACGAAACAGGAAACACCCCCGGAAACCCATTTCCGGGGGTGCGGAAAACTGGCGACACTATCCACAGGCTAAGCCTATGAAATGATTACATCCGAATTTTTGCCCTTCTTATGATCTATACCGGAAGCCGCGCGCTGCCGGTGATCGCCGGGAGTGGCCCCCCACGGCAGGCGAGCGGCGGTCATCGGCAGCGGGTGGCTGACATGAGTCTGTGTCCGCAGGACGCCTTATCGTGGTCAGGTGGCCCACCTGCTGGCGCTTCGCCTATCCTGCATTATGCCCCCAGGTCAGCCGTGCCATGCGTCGAATGCTGCGGCAGTTAGGGGGGTGGCAGGGGGCTTTCCGGTCGCCTTGCCATAGAAGTCCTGCAGCCAGACTTGATCCATGGCGGTCAGGATCTCGACATGGTGCGGCTCAAGCGGAACGCGCATCAGGCGGGCCCATGCAAGGATTTCGGGAAAGCTGATTGGATTGGCACCGCCCGGCCCGCAGGTGCGGGCACGGGACAGCGCCATGAAGCCGTTCCAGAGCGGCGAGGAACCTTCCGGCGCCAGCGGGCGCCCCCCGGCAAGATGCGCCTTCAGCGCCGCGCAGAGGCGTTCCCGCTGTCGGTCTGTCATCGGTTCAGCACCTCGCGAAACTTTAGTGAAGCGGTGCTGATCGGACTCGCGCCATAGACCGGCTGTCCGGACAGATCGTCCAGCACCTCAAAGCGGCCCATCGCCACCAGCCGCACCGGCGCCCCTTCGGCGATGGCGGCGCGCAGCGGCATCTGGATGCCCAGCCGGTAAACGCCATCACCTTCGGGCAGGACGTAGGTCACGCCCATAGGCCAGTCATCAGCGCTCAGAATCTGGCCAGCCACCGGCACCAGCGCGGCATCGGTCGCCGTCACGCGGATCTCGGTTGAGCCCGCCGCTGCCGCCTCAGTCGCGGGGATAAATGGCCCTGCGTCGAATCCGGCGCCGGTCGAGAAGTAAGCGCCGGTCGAGAAGGGGTTGCCCTGCGCAGCCTGCTGCGCGCTCAGAACCGCCAGCCTGTTGAACGTGGCAGGATCAATCATCGGCACGCGGTAGATACCGGCCCGGCCCTGTCCGGCCCACATGGCAGCCCGCCATTGCCCGACCATATCCCGCCTGACCAAAAGGCCAAGGGTTCCCACCCAACGCGGAAAGGCGTTGAAAACGGTCTGTGTAAAACTGCTTGTGGCTTCTGCGGTCGGGCTTCCGCGCCAGTCAATCGACCATTCCGCCTGCGCCAGCCGCATAAGCTGGTATCCGATTGTGACAACGGTCCGGCTCATCCCGTGGTGCCCCTTTCATTGTAGCTGTTGGCGACGGTTCCGAACTGCTGCGCCTGCTGCCGCGCGCTCGCCTGCAGCCCCATCGCCTGCTCCACGCGAACGCGGCTCATAATCGTTCCGTCATCGGTCAGAGTCAGATCGCCCCCGACAATTTCAAGCTGCGCCTTGACGTGAGCTGCAGGCCCGGCCGCGCTGCGCAGCGCCGCCTGCGCCTGCGGCACGTTCAGCACCCCGCCGGACTGCGACGGCACGAAGACTTCCGACCGTGGCGTGTTCTCGTTGACCAGATAGGCACCGCCCTTGCGCACCGGCCCACCCCCAGCCCGGGCCCCGGACAGAAGCCCGCCAAGCCAGCCGAACAGGCCACCGCCGCCGCTGGTCGCCGCCGCGTTCTGGAATAGCTTCATGGTCTGGATCCGCGCGATCTCCGCCACAAGCTGCAGCACCGCATCCTTGGCGGACATGGAACCGTCAAGGATGTTCATGAAGAGGTTGGACATGGCATCGGCGCCGCGTTCCGCGTTGGCCTGCAGCTTCTGCAGGCGGTCGGCATTCTCTTCTGCCGCCAGCGCTGCCTTCATGTAGGCCATGGCCTGCGCGTCGATCTCGGCGGTCAGCTGGGGGGTGATCTCGCGCCCGGCCTGTTGAGCCGCGTGCAACAGCTCCGCCCGCTTGCGCGCGTATTCCATCGCATCGCCAAGCTCGGTGCCATATTGCGCGGCCACGGCCAGCGATACCGATTCCGCCTCAAGCCGCCCGATCTCTTCGCGGGTCGCGGCGAGGGCTTCCTGCCATTCGTCAAGATCGGGCTCTTTCGATCCGCCACCACCTCCACCGCTGCGCGCCGCTGGATCTTTTCCGAAGGAATCCACGCCGGGCATGCGCGGGCGCAGCGAAGTTGCCGGGGCGCGGAAGACGCGCTGCCCGTTCGGCAGGACGGCATCCACCGGCGCGGACGGGGCCTGCGTCTGGCCCACAGGTTCCGGCGCTGCCGCGTTGGGATCGGGCGGGGTGTAGAGGCTGGCCTCTGCCCTGGCATTCGCCCACGCCGCCGCAATGGCATTGATTGCGCCAATCACCCCGCCGAAGCGTTGCCGGTCGGCCTCTTCCATTGTGGCGATCATGGCGCGGGCCTGATCAATCGCGCCCTCGATGGCAACGCCCATGTCGTCAAAGCTGGCCTCGCCTTCGTCATAGTCGGCCACGGCCTGCCCGATGGCGCGCAGCGCCTCGCCCAGCTCGCCCGCATCCTCGATATTGCCGCGCAGCAGCGCCCGCAGTTGATCGTTGGGCACGTCGCCGAACGCGCTGGCGATGACCGCGTTAAGCTCCTCGAAGATCCGGACCTCTTCCCCGGCCAGCTCCGCAAGCCGCCGGTCGCTGGCCTGTTCCTCGCGCCAGCTCCGCAGGCGGTCCAGCAGGTCAAGCACCTCTTGCGCGAGGGGCAGCATGCCTTGCCGCAGCGCGGCCCCAAGCGTGGCCGTCACGCGGGCGAATTCCGCGTCAAGCTGCGCCGCCTTGGCGATGGCCTCTTCATCCATCACCGTCCCGAATTCGTGCGCCTGATCGCGCATCCGGCGCAGCCCGCCTTCGCCGTGCGTGATCAGCTCCACGAAGCGCTCGCCCGCGGTGCCGCCGAAGACTTCATCCGCGATCCGGATTTGCGCCGCGGAGTCGAGCTGCTCCATGCGCCCGATGATGTCCAACAGCAGCGCGTCGGGTTCCTCAAGCCGGGTCTTAAGGTCGCTGGCGCCATAGCCCAAGCGCCGGAACGCCTCTTCCGCCGGGCCCGCGCCCGTCTGGATGAATTCATCGGCGCGCAAGGAAAGCTCCTTGAGCCCGTCAATCATCGCGTCAACCTCGATGCGGTTCTGGTCTGCGATGAATTTCAGCTCCTGAAACGCGGTCACGCTCACGCCCGCGCGCCGCGCCTCGCGGTCAATATCGGCCATGGCGCGGACGGCGGTTCCGGCGCCTGCCGTGAACACCGCCATACCGCTCGCCACAGCACCAGCCGCGAAGGCCTTGCCGAAGGTGCCGATGCGCGAGGATGTCGCGGCGAGGGCCTGATTGATCCGGGTTGTCGCCCGGGTCATGTCCTGTTCCATCGCCGTGGTGGACTGACGGGAATCGCGCCGGAGGCCCTGAAAAGTCTTCGTGCCCAGCTTTTCGGCCCTGATCATGTTCTTTTCATAATCGCGCATCCGCGCCTCAAGCGCCACGATCAGCCGTTCTTCGTCCATGTCGCTCTCCTATGCCGTCCACATGTCATCGCTGAACCATGTCGCGCCGGTGCTGAAATGATCTTCCCCGGCGGCGCAGCGCGCCACCGCCATGGCCGTGGCAACGGCACCGTCGATCTTGTTTCCGGACTTGCCCTTGTGAAACGAACGGTTGCCCGCCGCATCGACATGCAGTTGCACGTTGCCAAAATTCCACCGGAGAACAGGGTGCCCGCCATGGCGGAAGCGGCGGCCAAGGATCGCGCGTTCCAGCTCCTTGACGGCGGGCGCCATGGTCGCCCAGCCTTGCCGGAATTCCACGGCGGGCAAGCCGTCTTCCGCAAGATCAGCCATCATGCTCCGCCCATAGGTCGGATCGAAGGCGATTTCGCGCACGCTGAACCGCGCGCACAATTCGCGGATATGGTCTTCCACGGCCCGCAGATCGACCGTGTTTCCCGAGGTCGGGATGATGTATCCATCCTCGGCCCACGATAGATAATCCACGCCGTGCAGCTCGCCCCGCGCCCGCAGGTTGTCTTCGGGGCAGAAGAAAAACGGCATCACCTGATAGCCGTCTTCACCATCCGGCCAGCAGGCGACAACGGCGGTAAGGTCTTCGTTTTTGGACAGATCGACGCCGATAAAGCAGGGCTCTTGCGCAATCTCCAGCTCTTCCAGATCCACCGCCTGCGCGCCTTCGTCATAGACGTGCAGCTCCACAAACGGCGAAGTCGTCTGGTCGAGCCAGCGGTTGAGGTTGAACTGCAGAAAACCGTCACGGTCGAAAGGCGAATGCTCTGCCTTTTTTGCCTTGTCACGGAAGGCGGAAAGGTCGGGGTATCCATGCGCAAGCCCCGGGTTCACGGCATGCCAGAGGGCTTCGTCTTTCCAGTCGTCTTCCGGTTCGGCCATGAAGATGACAGGCAGCGTGGCGGGGTCGTCAATCTCGCCCTTCTGCACCTTCATCGCATATTCAACCGTCTTCCACGCGAGGTTTTCCTGCCCACGTCCGGAGGTGCTGGCGATAATCATCAGGGTTCCGGCAACCTTCACCAGCGCGGAATCCAGCGCCTCCCATTGGCGCAAGCCCGCGCGGCCCTCCCAAGCGTGCAATTCGTCGGCGATGACCACGTTTGGCGTCTTGCCGTGCTGCACCTTGCCGTCGGAGGCGATTGCCACATAACGGCTCTGTCGCTTTTCGCAGGCGATGCGCGAGACGTATTCGCGCACGCTCAGATATTTCCGCAGCCGCTTGTCAAAGTGAACGATCATAGCGGCTTCGTTGAACAGCTCCATAGCCTGCTCATGGGCGGAGGCGGCGGAGATTATCAGGCCCCCCGGCACACTTTCCGGCCCAAAGAGATGCAGAAGCATAAGGGCCGCGCATAGACTGGTTTTCCGGTTGCCCCGGGGCAGCAGCAGAACGACACGCCGCACCGTCCGGGAACCATCTTCGTTCCGGGGGCCATAGATACGCCGCACCACGTTCTCCGCCCACGGGTCGAGCTGGAAGGGATGGCCCAAGGCCGGGTTCTTTGGGTGCTTGAGAAGGCGAAGCCAGCGCACGGCGCGCTCGCCTTTTCCTTCTGGATCCGGGATGGAGTCCGGTTCGTTGATCCAAGACGGGACAAGCATCAGTCGCTTTCCACCCATCCGAACAGATCGCTATCGTCTTCGTCGTCTTCCCCTACGGTCGGACGTGATCGCGACACAGGGGTTGCCCCCAGCTCTGCAGCATAAAGCCGCGCCTGTGTCATCGCCTCGGCGCGAATGCTGACTGCAGGGTTCTTCCGGATCGACACAAGTAGCGAATTGCCCTCCTTGTCGATCTTATAGACCTTCTGCGTCGCGCCCACGTTCTGGATCTCACGATCCATTTCCCGGACCGTGCCCATGGCCATGCAATAATTTTCGAGGCAGCCTACATCGGCTTCCGTCAGAATCTTGCGCCTTGCCAAAATTGGAACCACGCGGTTCCATTGTTCCTGCGCATCTTTGCTCAGATAGGCAGGCGCGGGCCTGTCGGCCAAGGAATCGCGTTCGATGCGGATATGCGGCTTTGTCCCTCTCAAGGTCTGTTCTCCCTGCATCGGATTTCCAGCCCGCGCCGTCGCCCGATCGGCACAAGCCGGTCGATGTCATACGCCCCGCCGTCGAAGCTCACGCGGTCTTCATCCGTGATCCCGTCCAGATGGCGCGTGCGGAACACAAGCGTGGTTTCGCTGGTGTCGCCCGCGTTGCGCAGAAACTCTTCGGTGCCCTGTTCCACGATTTCAGCGCGCAGGGTGGCCACCTTTGCCCATGTCTGCAGAGGGGTGCCCGCCGGGCTTATGGTGGCGCTGGCGCGCTGGATCTCGATGACATGCACCATCTTACCGGCCCGCATCATCCCTCCACCTCCACGGCCAAGCATTCCACCACCAGAACACCATGCGATGTCTGCCCGTCCGGGTCGGACATGGTGCGGGCGCTGGACACGCGCCAGTCGGCGCAATGATAGCCCGGGCCAAGGTCGAGGCGTTCGGCGCGGATCGCGTCCCTGATGGCGGCCAAGATCAGCTTGACGCCCTCGCGCGAGGGCTCGGTTTTCCAGACATGCACGGTATGGAAGACACGTTCCCGGCGCCGGGTGATGCTGTCGCCCTCATCGACAACCTGCGACTCCCCTATGACGATTCCGGGGCGCGGGGCGGGGCTTGCGTTGCGGTCGAGAATACTTGTTGCCGGCACAAGCGCGGTAACAGCGGCGGCGCCCACCAGCCGGCCACGGATCGCGGTCTGCACAACAAGATCGGCGGACATTACTTGGCCTCCCTGATGGCCTTGGCCAGAACCCGCTTGATGCGGTTTTCCGCCCGCTTGCGTGCGAGGCGGAACCCCGGCCAGAAGAAAGGCTGCGCCGGATGATGGCTGGTCCCGTATTCCTGCAGGTGCGGGTAGCGCACATCACTGTTGCCCACCGTGATTGCCACTTGGTTTTCCGGCACGATTTGCGAGCCGCCCGGCTGCGAATAAGGCGGGGTCATCTGGCCCGCCGGGGTGACAGCGATAGAGCCCGCAAGGTCGCCGGTATCTTCCGGCGCCAACGCCTCGATGGCCTGCGCCACCTCATAGCCGCCCTGCAGAAGCGCCGGGGCGGCGGCGGCCTTGCCCGCCTTGACCATCGCCCGCAGGCGCCGCTGAAAGCTGCCAATGCCGCCATCATCCGCCATCAGAAAGTAAACTCCCGGTATTCGGCCACGATCTCGCGCACCCCGAAGGGCACCTCGCGCGAAGCATCCCCGGCGGCCTCGCGCTGCTCATACCACCACGCGGCAAGCTGGCTGACGGCCTCGATCAGAACCGGGGGGATTTCGTCCTGATCCTCGCCCCCGAAGGCTTCCTCGATCTTGAAGCCAAGCAGGCGTTCAACGTGGTTCTGCGCGGCGGCCAGCTTGCGCTGCAGCAGTGCATCATCCACGTCGCCCATATCGCCGGTGAAGCTCAGTTGCTCCTTGAGCTGGTCAAGGGTCAGGATCGCCATGGCTCAAAGCTCACGGCAGGCGAGGATTTCGACGCGCGGCGGCAGAACGCCGTCCATGGTGTGACGTTCGTCCGATACCTCGATGTCAAAGGAAATGCCCGCAGCGGCGGCGGTTTCGATCTCCGCATTCAGAGCTTCCGCCGCCGCGCGCACGCTGGCCACATGTTCCGCGTCTGTCATCAGGAACCTGCCGCCGCCGCCACGCGGACGATGTTGGAGTTGATCCACAGCGTGGAGTTGAGCTTCACCACGTTGTTGGCATCGTCGAGCTGTTCATTGACGCTGCCCACCATCGCGGCGAAGAGCCGTTCCGATGCGGTGCCGCCGGTCGGCGCGTCGTTGAAGACCAGCCGGAAGGCATAGTCATCATCGGTTTTTTCGGCAGCGATGACCGCAAGCTGCCCCGCATCGGCATAGTCCAGACCGAACACCGCTTCCATGGTGCCCGCGCTGCGCTGGCCCTTGAGCCGCTGGGTGCGACGGATGGCGATATCGTCAAAGGAAACTTCCTGCGCCGTGTCACCAGCAGAGCCCAGGGATTCCGGGTGCTTGATTTCGGTCCATGTCTGGCTGGTGAAAGCGGACGCTTCCAGATCGGCGCCGGTCAGGGACATGGCGGCGCCGATATAGAGCTTGGCGCCAGCCGTTACGAAAATCGGCATGTGTGTTACCTCGCGTATTTGCGGCGCTCTTCGCGTTGCTTGGCGCCGGAGTGACAGGGCTTGCAGAGGGACTGCAGGTTGGTCGGGTCGAGCCGCCGCTCGGGCGCGACGGATCGGGGAATGATATGGTCCACCTCCACCGCTTGCTTGCCGCAGCGGATGCAGCGGGGGTGCGCTGATAGGTGCGCCGCGCGCAGCTTGCGCCAGTCAGCCCCCAGACCGCGCGCCGTGGCGCTGGGGCGCCCCTTGTCGTGCTTGGCCTTGCGTTCCGCATCGCGGGCCGTCTGGCAGGGGCAGCGGCCCCCACCGGGCACGCGCTGGCCACAGGGGCAGAGGCGGGGCGGCTTCATTGGCATGGCGTTTCCTGTTCGGTGCGGGCGGGGCTGTCGCCCCGCCCTTCGGTATCGCTGCCCTTGACCGCTTCACTTCCCTTACGCGGCGCGGGCGGAGGGCGGCTTGCCGTTGTTGGACCTACCGAAAGGCCCTCGATGAAGACCGCGCCGCGTATTCGGATCAGCTCACCGGCGCGTTGTGCGGGTGGCCCTTGACGATGACGGCACCGGCGGCAATCGACGTTCCGCCGTTCTTCGTGAGAACCGTCCGGAGATACCTCTTGTTGCCGATGTATCCCTGCTTGTAGACGCTCGCGGCGGCGAGGCTTGCGGGCAGGGTGCCCACCAGATGCGCGGCGGCCACATCGGCGAAGTCGCCCGAAGTCGTGGTGTCGCTTTCCTGCAGCTTGGCGGTGAAGTCACC